CTCCGATTCTACTGTTGAAATAACATGGACGTTATACTGTGACTTTTTGAACCCTATTTCTACAGGGACATATGAGCCAACCAAGAAAAAATATACGTTAAAAATAGGAAACGATGTTGAAGCACCCTACCTATGCGTATCTGGAGGTGTTACCGTCCCATGCTGGACTAACAAAAAATACGAATTGGGTAGAATGTATCAAAATCTTTACACTGCGCAAAGTATAAGGGATTCTTACCTTTGGCCTTTGCGTGGAAGCGAATACGTTGTTGGCACGGATCAATTTGCGTTTATGGGATTCTTGGCTCCATTGTATACATGGTCGTCGTTGCCAAAATGGAAATACGATCGTCTTATAAGCAATCTCATAATGACATGTAGACATGGTCAAATTCCCGCTAAACCAATGTATCTGCGTCTTGCTAATTCAACTTTTGAAGAGCTGTATGCTGGTGATGCAACAGAAGCATTGTGTTCACATAGCGCATATACGCCTGGAGATTTTGAAAAAACAATAACTTGGGGACTTACGGCTGCTGCAGATATAGGAAGCGTGAGCGATATTCATCTATGCGTATGCCAAGGGAGACCCTATTTTGGATACGAACAAGATATTTATCTTGGTGCGGTTGCTACGGTTAACTTAGATGATTCCATAACAATAAGTGCTGGGGATGATCTTCAAATAGCCGTCAAATTCAAACTGACTAATGATTCGGAATGACATTTGCGGGAGGTATAAATCGTGCTACAACGGATAATTCCACGTAAGATACAAGGTGATATTTACCATCTGGAAGACAGGGTGAAAGAAATTGATCCCAACTTGTTCTTTTCTCAACGCGAAGACGGCATATACGAATTGTATAGGCGTGGAGAAGTGGGAGATTGGCTAATACTTACTGCGGTAAAGCTGAATCCGGAAATGATTATTCTTCTCCGCAAAATGAATCAAAATCAGCATGGAATTCAAAAGGCTGTAGATGACGTAGAATGGGATGAATACAATACAGCCATTCGCAGGGAAAGAGAAGCGCAGGAGCTTAGAGAATATACGGCGGGTGAAATATATGACGCACTTCAATATGATTTGGGATTGAAGAGTATAGCGTCTAGGAGTGTTTACCGATGACGCAATCTGAAGCCAGAACCTATTTAAGGTATATGCTAGCTGAACCTAATACAGATGGGTATTATGATGACGTTTTTCTCAATATACTGTTAAACATGGGTTGTAGAGAACTGGCTAGAAACGTAAACATCTTGATAACCTCTGAAGACGAGGATTTAACTTCTGGCACTAAGGAATATAGTTTGCCTGATAATTTTGTTCGGCCCATAAAGGTTGTTCTAAGTCATGGAACTTGGCAACAGATACTACCTTCAGAGGATTTTAGCAAACTCGATCCCGCGACAAACGATTCTCAACCAGTTCTTTATTATATCAGGGGTTCTTATATAGGCTTTGAACCTACTCCAGGAGGCTCTTACACAGCCACAATAAATTATGTTTATCTACCCACAGACCTCGAAACAGACGGAACTGATGATGATTCAGATTTGCCAATCCCGACAACATACCACGATTATATTCTTCCTTATTGTGTTTGGCGTTTGAAAGCTGCTGACGGCAAGGCTAATACAAATGACTGGCAGGAATGGTTGAAAGCAATTGACGAGGCTAGGCATCTAATGATTAGCAGGGAGCACGATCACTATTCTATGCCATTGCAGACGTATGGTGAAGGAGAAGATTACTAGTGGCTGATACGGCTATCCGGCTGCTGTCATTTGATGGGGGCTGGAATACGTTCAAACCGGATATACAGCTCAATAGTAACGAAAGTCCTTGGGTTGATAATGTAGAGCTATCGCAATTGGGCTCTCTGCAACGCAGAAATGGCTACACGGCGTTTTTGGAAACAGGCTTATCCTCTGACCCTTTGCTGGGGTTAACGCGCTTTTGGCGTATTTCTGGAGCTAAAATGTGGCTTGCTGCGTGTGATAAGAGCTTATATGCCGTAGACGATTTAGGCGCTTCTACTGAAGTTTACTCATTGCTGGATGGAAATTATGACCTAGTGTTTGCATTTCTAAATGATAAAGCTTTTACCGTTGAACCGACAGTTGGCTTGTTGGAAACTCAAGGGACTGTAGTTACGACAAGTGTAATAGATGCTAGAATAAAGTGCCAATATATTGTTACACACCACTCAAGACTTTTTGCCGCAAACCTGAGCACTAATCCTTCCAGACTAATGTTTTCAAATGTTGATGACGAAACAACCTGGGATGCCGCAGATTATATTGATATAGATGAAGATGACGGAGATGAAATAACAGGTTTAGCAAGTTCAGCGGGTGTGCTATATATTTTCAAAAACAATAGCGTTCATGCACTATATGGAGTATCGCAAAACGATTTTTATAGGAGAAAATTAGTTGATAATGTCGGCTGTGTTGCACCGAAGTCTATAGTATCTACGGAAGATGGCGTATTTTTTGCTTCTCAGTCTGCTTATATGCTTATTTCTGACGCTGGGATACAAACGGTTAGCAATAACATCCGCCCAACGTACCTATCACTGGTGAATAAACACAATATAGCAAGTGTGGATTACAAACAGCAGGTTTGGATTGCGGTTGATCCTGACGCAGATGGGAACAATACGGAAGTTTATGTATTTGATCGCCTTTATGGAAGATGGACCAGATATACTAATATCGCCGCTAGCTGTTTTGCTGTATCTAATGCTCCTGGCGAAGATATAGGTTTGAAATTTGGAAGCAGTGCAAGCGATGGATACATTTACACAGCTGATACGGGAACAAATGATAATGGGACTGCTATTACTCTAGAATACGAAACAGCATATTTGGGTGGGCAGCTTCCAGAGCTGGTCAAACGGTGGCGTACATTAACCGTAGATGCAACGGCGGAGGGTTCGTCTCCCACCATTACTTGGCAAATAGATGTAGACGGCCCATCTGGTCAATTTGACTTAACCTTGCCCAATGTAACCCGATGGGGTGATGGAGTATGGGGAACCTTCGTATATAATGCCACTCCAACAGTAAACTTATGGTTCAGTTTCCCACAGAAAGCTATAGGCAAGGCCATTAAGTTAACCATAAGTCATGTGTCCGATGCTGTAACGCCAGTATTAAACAGCATAGCGATGATGGCACGTGCAAAACGTTATAGATAGGTCGTGATGTCAAATGAGCACTTTAACTTATACTTATACAATTGCTAATGGACAAACGTCAGACGCGACTAAGCTTATGCAAAACTTCAATGATGCAAGGGCTATAATAAATGGGTCTATTGGGGATGCTAACATGAGCACCTCTGACCCGCTCGCTTCTGACAAACTTCAAGCGGGAACGGGTAGTGGACTTGACGCAGATACTGTAGATGGGGTGGAAGCATCTGCCATTGTAAGTACTTACTTCCCAACAGGTATTATTTGCTTGTGGTACGGAATTATAGATAATATACCTAGCGGATGGTATTTGTGTGATGGAGACAATGGAACTCCTGACTTGGTAAATATGTTTGTGGTTGGAGCAACAACTGCGGCCGAAGTGGCAGCTGGCAATGGGGAGTATGAGGTTGGCAATACAGGTGGGGAAAAGACGCACACGTTGACGGAGGACGAGATGCCAAAGCATACGCATAAAGCAAATGTAGGAAGTGGGACTGTTTTAAGTGGAGGCTTGCACCGGAGTGATGTTGGCACGTACCTTGCTGGTAAAATACAGAATACCGGTGGAGACGCGCCACATGAAAACAGACCGCCTTATTATGCACTAGCATATATTATGAAGGGTTAAAGTAATGGCGATACGTTATTATGGGGCACATGGTGCCAAACAGGATAGTTATAAAAATTATCCGAGACTAGCCGAAGACTTACATTACAGTGGAGATATTCAGTTTGTAGATACCTGGAATTATCACGATTCCCTTGATTCATATCGACCTATGGATTGTGCTTTCTTTATACCTGCTGAAGTTACACTAGTAGCAATACTGGTTTCGGCTAGAGGAATGTGGTACAGAGCATATACAAAAGAGATGGCATACGAGCAATCGCATATCCATGGCATTACAACAACCGATCACACACATGACGTTACGGTTAGTCTCGCAGAGACACCTTATAACTCAAGCGTATCTTCCGAAACCGTAACTATAGATGATCATGCAGAGCATAAACATGCTTCTGGAGACTTGGAATTGTACGATGCTGCTACATCTAGTTATGGTTACACAGGGCAAACCGACTTGACTCACACACATGACGAAGGGACATTGACTGTAAAAGATGATAGCGGCGGCTATAGCGATCAGACAACAGGAGCGTCGGTGGTCCATTCACATGGAGTTCCACATAGTACAGCAACGCATACATTTGCTGGACATGGCCACACTGATAGCATGGGCGGGCCTACTAGCACAGATAGCGCAATTTTATCTTCTGCAGGCGACATAAACACAAACAGCGTTACGTCTACATGGCATTCCCATAAAGCGACGGTAGAAGGAACCACGAGTAGTGCTCTTAGCTTACATCGTCATACTGGTGTGATAGTAGGTGACACTGCTACAGCAGCAGCGATGGAACATACGGTTACAGATCATGATCATGGTTATACATACTATAGGTATTCTGCTGGGGTTTATACAACCACATCAGATGGGGGAGAAACAGTAAATAGCGGACATGGAACACCACATGCCCATGAATTAACATACGGTATACATCAAGAACAAACCTTAGCCAGGCTTCCTGAAGCAGTTGAATTGTATGCCTGCAATACAGGGGACTTTGGTCTAGCAGGTGAGTTATACGATAAAGTTGATGATCTGGACTGTCCGCCTTACAACGTAAGTTCATTTGAATTGTGTCAGCAAGAGGATGTTTTAAGCGGAGGATATATAGATGGATATGGGTGGAAGTGGATTAGGTTTACAAGCACTACTTTAGGAAGAATAGCTGCCAATATAACAATTTTGGGAACGTGGGAAGCTGGTTTCCCAACAGGAAACTCGATACCACCTAGTAGTTAAACTGAATATATAGGTCCGGCCGGAGAGTTCATCATCAGTGCCGAGGTGGAATCTATCACTATTACTTAAAGAGGTGTATTATGGAAACAGAAGAAACTGAAATTGAGGCAAAGGCAAAAGAAATCGGAGATTATCTTAGAAACGGTGGTAAGGCTGTTGTTATTCAATTCGACAAAGATGGAACAGGAAGCATTCTGTTTAACTGCGGCGAGGTAGAAGCAATAGGGGCTATTGCCGAGACGTTTTCCGTAAGAAAGGCAATGAGAGTTAATCGCTATAGACAAAGGAGCGAGGGCAATGAATGACTTCAATCCTCAAAGAAACAATACTTTGCCACAAAGCGGATGGGCATGGGACTATAACCAAAGTCCGGCCAACCAATCTGGATGGGCCTGGGATTACAACCCGCCACGCGCAGGTGCTGGAGCTCCACAGAAAACGCCTGGGGCTACCGGCCCTGATACAAGCGGTATACATAGCTGGTTGCCAGGTGGATGGATGGAGGGGCAAAATGAGGCATGGGATGCACTGTCTTCCATGTTGACTGAGACGGGCGATTTAGGACAACAGATGTTTGCTAATACGCAACAGGCATTATTAAAAGCACGGGGTGAACAATTAGAGTTCGCCCGAGACGAGGCATTAAAAAGGGGGATAGGGGACTCAGGAATACTAAGTGAAATGCAGTCAGATGTATGGGACAATTACGCTACCAATATAGCAAAAGCGCAACAGGAAGCAGACATGTTTACTCAAAACAGTAGATGGCAAGCAATCAATGCTATGCTAGGGACGGTTCCACAGGGACTGAATGTATACAACACATTACTGAACCAGGAACGCTGGGATGAACAGCAAGGGCTTGGTGAAGCAGGAGATTGGGGTGAAGCAATAGGTTCGTTTGCTCCCTATATCATGAAACTCCTTGGAATAGGACTTTAATAATTTTAGAAAGGAATGAGAGACATGGCAAGTCCATTTTCAACAGCAGGAGCAGCAAGGTTTTTAACATCGCTTGCTCCGGCATACCAGCAACAAAGAGAGCATATTCTCGAGGAACCGTATCGACAAAGCATGTTAGATTTATCAAAAATGACACCTGACGAATATAGGACCGCATTGGCAGAAGGTAGGATAAATATGGGACAGGCGGAAGCAGCTACGGGGGGATTGCAAGGACAGGAACAAGCACAATTTGGTCAGGCGGAACGGGCCTTGAATCTAAGAGGTGCGGAAGTTAATTTAATGCGTTCAGTTTTCGGAGGCTACTCGGACGCATATATGTTAATGGATATTATGAACAATGATCAAGAGGCAGCATTATACAATGCTAGAAACAAGGCCCTTGAAGAGGCAGTGGCGAGGGGTGACGAAGTAATAGATATAGTATT